AAGCACATTGGCTTGAACAGGAAGTTGATGAATAAAAACAAAACGACGAAGGAGATGGTGGTAATGAATAACAATATTTCAGAAAATAAGAACAAATACAAGAACAACTGTCGGAAGGTCTATGCAGATTATCACAGAGATGACCAAAATAAGATGATTGAAGCAAGGAGGCTCAGAAAGAAATGTGGACCATTAAATCGGACGAACGTCTTGAATTATATGATGAAGAAGAGGACGAAGTAATTGCAATATTACTCTGGGACGAGAGATTCTTGAACTGGAAATTGTATTATAGGTATACAGGAGGGAGTGGATATGCCTATCTGGATTCCATGGAAGGATTTGGAAAGCTGGATATAGAACCAGTAGAGATGGCAGCAGTCGAGACCATTATAGACTACTGCAAGGAAAAGGCAAACCTTTGGGAAGGACGTGCAGAGGATATGGAGGCGATGATGTGAAATGGATCCGGGAAAACATGAATCAGATAAACCTGGTAGAGGAAGGAAAAAAGATAGCATACATTGCCTACATTAACTGGGAATGGAAATTATTTGAAGGTGGCGAAGAGTGGTGTGTTGGTCTGAAGGTCTATAATTCGCATCAGGTAGAAGAGGCGCAGCGGGCAGCAGTCAATGAGCTGATTCGGTATCACACAGAAAAAGCAGAGTTGTTCCAGAAATATAAAACGGAGACAGCAGCATAAAGCGGAGGAGGTGAAAGCCGTTGGCGTACATGGAAAGTTATGAGCAGTTGGCATTTGCAATCGTGAAGTTAGCTGTAGAAGATTATCGCAGTGCATTAAAACGATTGAAAAGACATTCGAATGACCAGCAGGCATTATGGAGTAAAGCTGATTGCGAACGATTCTTTCGGAATGATATTGGAACATATTGTAATCTGGACGGAGAAAAGATTATGAGAGCTGTTCAGGAACAGGTGGGATATAACGATGGATAGAAAGCAGTTGAAAAAGTATAAATCCAATAAAAGAAGAATAGCTGGAATCAAGAAAACAATTGACCGATTGGTGGAGCAGTTGGACAATGTTCCGGTAGTACCGGGCAAGGTCACAAAGTCAGGTGATGAATTTCCGTATATTGAGCAGCATGTACAAGTAGTAATGGAAGAACCGAAAGAAGCAACCCGATTAAAAGAACGCATCAGAGAGAAGAGGCAAGATCTCAGTAGATTGGAGCAGGAGAATGAAGAAGTAGAGAAGTACATAGAACAGTTACCTGTAGGTATGAAGAAAGAGATATTTGAAATGGTGTATTTGGACGGAATGACACAGAAAGAAGCTGGTGATAGTTTAGGGTATACCCAATCAATGGTATCCAAGGTAATAAATGCAGACATAAAAGATTCATAACATTCATATTTTAGATGTGTTATTGTTATAATGAACTTAGTGGAAAAACAGATTTCATTATGGTTTCACAATCCCCTTACAAGGTACATACAAAACCCAGAAGGAACGGCTTGACAACAGGCCGTTCTTTTGTTGCATAATGTCAGATTTTGGAATATTATGATATTAAGATTTTGTATGTATGGAGGAAAATGCAATGAGGTTATATGGAATGTATTATACATGTAAAAAATATATAGAATATGTTAAGGATATGAAAGTTTATGCTAAAAACACCGGTGGAAATACAAGTTGGTCCATAAATTCTTGGAAAGAAAAAAGCATTGTGTTAAACGAACTTGGCAAAATGAACCCATTAAGAACATATGCAAGAAAGTTATATGAAACTGTTCCTATTGTGTATCGAGATAGAGATGAATTTGATATAACTGATACAGTAAAGGATAATTTTGTGACTGCAAGAGAAATACTTGTTATAGCTATGGAAACGATTATTGATATGTATGAAAGCATCAATCCGAATAAAATGATAAATGAAGAATACGGGTTTGACATAAAAATGCCAGAATTTTATGATTTAGGAGAATTTGCAAAATGCATTGAAGACTTGAATTTTATAATAAAGCAATGTCCATATTTGAATGATAAAGATGGACAAATAAAGTATGGAACAATTGATGTAGGATCTACGTGGTTAACATTTGCTATCGGCGGGGCGGCTGCAACAACAATAATATCTAATTTAGCCAAGATTGTTGATAATGCAATAAAAATGAAATCTCATATAACGACTGTTAAAATGCAGGAAGAAGCATTGAGAACTCTTGAAGTAAAAGATGAAATTGCAGCAGAAGTATTAGAAGCATACAAAAAAGCAAATCGGGTTTTAACTCAAAATGCTGTTACTGAACTAGAGAGAGAACTTGGGGAGTTAAACGATGGAGAAGAAAGAGATAAAGTCGGAAAGACTTTGGAAAAATTGGCATTTTGGATGGACAAAGGTATGCAAATATATTCAGCAATTGATGCACCAACTGAAATTAAAGATGTATTTCCGAAGCAACAAGAAGTGAGCTTTTTGTCAGACGATTTAATAAAACTGTTGGAAAATAAAGAAAAATAATCTTTTAGGCACTCTTCTGGGAGGGGTGCTTTTATAATACAATAATTGAGAAGGAGATAATGGCAGCAGTCAATTGATTGCTGCCATTTGTATACAAGGAGAAAGTAAATATTGAAGAGGAATAGACCAGATAAAGATGGAACCCACCGTGGAGCTTTTGAAAAGAATAAGAAAAAGATTTATGCAACCCAGACTGTGTGTGGAATATGTGGAAAGCCTGTGGACTTCTCACTCAAGTATCCACATCCACTGTCGCCATGTATAGATCATATTATTCCAATCGCGAAAGGTGGACACCCATCTGATCTGGATAACATGCAGCTTGCACATTGGACTTGTAACAGGCAGAAGAGTGACAAGCTGATAGACAGTAGAGGTGGAGGAAAACAAGAAGAATCAATTGGAAACAGGGTACTTCCTCATACGTTTGATTGGAGTAATTATAGACCTAAATAATCTTGACGGATAGGGGGCATACCTCCCCCACCGCGGGTGCGCGCGGACTTCACACCGTCACTGCGAAAAAAAACACACGCTGAGAGAAAATGGCATGGAAAGGAGAAATAAATGGCAGATTACAGGGGCATAGATTACCTAAGGAAAAAGCTGAATCGAAAGAGAAGCCGAGTATTAAGACGGTATAAATTCTATGAAATGAAAAATATAGCACGGGACATGGGAATTGCCACACCACCTAGCCTGCAATGGTTACAAGCAGTACTTGGATGGAATGCAAAGGCCGTAGATTCGATTGCGGACAGGCTAGTGTTCCGTGGGTTTCGCGATGACAATTTTGACATGACAGGGATATTTCGAATGAATAATCCGGATATATTATATGATTCCGCGGTACTGTCGGCATTGATTTCTTCCTGTTGTTTCATCTACATCTCGAAAGGTGAAGATGACTTCCCGAGATTACAGGTAATTGATGGAGCAAATGCGACTGGAATTATCAATCCAATTACAAATCTGCTCACGGAAGGCTATGCAGTACTGGAACGCGATGACAATGGAAAAGTGACCGTAGAGGCTTATTTTGTAGAAGGGTGGACAGTAATCTACAGAAACGGAGTACTTGTTCAGATTTTTGATGATAACGCACCAGCACCGCTACTGGTGCCAATCATATTCCGACCGGATGCAAAGAGAGCATTTGGTCATTCTAGAATCAGCCGGGCATGTATGTCAATTACAGAATCAGCAATGAGAACTTTGAAGCGATCTGAGATAACTGCAGAGTTTTATTCATTTCCGCAAAAATATGTAGTTGGTCTGGATCCGGACGCAGAACAGATGGATAAGTGGAAAGCTACTGTATCGAGCTTATTACAATTTGATAAAGACGAGGAGGGAGATTCGCCGACTTTAGGACAATTCCAGCAGCAGTCTATGGCACCACATTTAGATCAACTTAAAATGTTTGCCGCGTTGTTTGCCGGAGAGACCGGATTGACCCTTGATGACTTAGGATTTGCAACGGAGAATCCGGCTAGCCAGGAAGCAATCAAGGCATCACACGAGAATCTGAGACTGACAGCAAGAAAAGCACAGCGAGCATTTGGCAGTGGATTTCTGAATGCTGGCTATCTGGCTGCATGCCTACGTGATGATTATCAATATTACCGTAATCAGGTATATATGACGACGCCAATCTGGGAACCAGTGTTTGAACCAGATGCAGCAATGCTGTCCAATATTGGAGATGGAGCAATTAAGATTAACCAGGCAGTGCCAGGATATTTCAATGCAGATAACTTAAGAGATTTAACTGGAATTAACATGAGCAATCTGTCAGTAACTCCGGAGGTGTAGCCTATGGAGGACATCACACCAGGACTTTTGGAGAAGATACAGAAACAATTCTATCATGATATTGAAAAGAGCAGCATCATTAAAAACTTCAAAAAACAGGCGCAGAGAGGTAAGACTTCATACAGCCAAGCAAACGAGGTGGCACAAGAGATTGGGAAAATCTTAGCGCAATCATATTCGGACAACTTATCATCTGATATATTGCCAGATGGAAAGATGTATTATAACATTGCTTCCCGAGTATTGGATCCGACGTTGAAGGAAGCTTATGAGATGGCGGCAGATAATGCAGCTATTGTACAGCAGATTATGAACGAAGCAGCAGGCATTGGAATTAAAACAATAAGAGCACAAATCCAACAGGATAATATAAATGGTATTGTAAATCGGATTTCAAGTGAGGAATATTTTGATGATGTGAAATGGATTCTCGATGCACCTGTACGGAATTTGGTTCAGAAAGCAATGGACGATACTGTTCAAAAAAATGCAGATTTTCATGCAAAAGCTGGATTGAGACCAAAGATTATACGGAGATCCTCCGGACATTGTTGCGAATGGTGTAATCAGGTAGCTGGAACATATGTATATCCAGATGTTCCTAAAGATGTGTTTCGGAGACATGATAATTGTGATTGCATTGTTGAGTATTATCCGGGAGACGGTAAAAAGCAAAATGTATGGACAAAAGAATGGAAATACGAAAAAGAATCTGATAAAATAGAGGAAAGAAAAGCAAGAGAAAAAAATGAATTAGCAATCAGGATAGCTGAACACCCAAAGATGTTTCAGGCATATACACCGGAAGGATTGAAAAAAGCATTGGAGAAAGCCGGATATGAAGTTAAACCATTAGGAAGAGGGAGCTTAAAAGGCATACCATTTGAAGAAGGCGGTGGATTTCGAGTCTCTTATGATGGGGACGGATATTTACAATATCATCCTGAAACCAATAGCCATCATGGAGAAGCCTATTATAAAACATCAAGCGGAAGAACAGGGACAAAGCGCTATAATCTGAATGGAGATGAGAAAAATGACTAAGACGAGAGAAAGCGTTGAATATATTGAAAACAGATTGAGAAAAATATATGAAGAACGTAAAATCAATAATGAAGATTGGTTTATTTTACCGAATCAAGTA